TCTCCTCTACATCCTTCTTATATACAAGCATGTTTGTATTCAAGAAAGCAATTGTTAGCAAGATTGCTAAAACAAAACCGCCGTATGGGAATAAATCGAGCGCAAAGAATCCAACGATTAATAAATACACTGTTCTAAATATCCAGTTCTGAAACAAATTAACCAGCGCCTTCAAAAAGCCGGTTCCAGTTTGATAATAAGCCGAAAAATTAATGTAAAGAATATAAGCAATTACGATAGAATAGAGAATCGCATTGAATATAATGTGTCCTTCAATCATTATAATATTAAATATATTATTTTTTATTCAAAAATCATACTTTATTTAATCCCATCTTTATTCCTAAATCACTACTAGCCCAAACTCCATCAACTTGGTCTTCATCATTATCCAATCCAGCTAATAATGAATCTTTTTCGACTTGAAGTTGGGTAAATGATGTATTTTCCACTACATTAAATGCCTCTGATATCTCTTTTTTATATAATAAATAATATGTTAATGAATATGCCACTAAATATAACATACCAAAGAAACAACAATGTGTAGCCAATAGGATACCAATCAACAATAATATCAACTGAACAATCGGATTAATAAAAAAATACCGATATTTTTTCGAAATATACAATAAAATAACTAAGCAGTAAATAATAAATATCAATATTCCAAATATATGTATAGGAAGTTCATTCATCCCCATTTTCATCATTTTTATATATAGTATAAGTATAAAAAACTTATTATTTAATTCCTTTTATTTTTTTCTAAATAATATTAGATGACATACTGCTCATTAGAAGAAGCGTGGGGAAGTGATTTTAGTTCCTCCAAATATTTTGAAAAAATAAATCAACAACCACAACAGCAACCACTCATTCAACAATCAACTGTCCCACCCAATCCTCCCGAAAACATGAGAACATACCCCAAAGTTAATAATCAAGAAACCAGCGATTTAGATAAATATTTTCCTTCCTATAACGGAGGAAACCCAATCAAAAACACGATAAAGAGCAATATTGTTCCATATCAAGTATCATTCCCCGATAAAGCAAAACGCAATTATACTTATCCAGTCGAAGTCAAGGACGACGATGATAATGATAGCGCACTCGACCTTTTAGAGGATAATATGAATGATATTAAGCATATCGACCGCCAAAGAAATATCAAATCGTCCGAGGATTACATGACGAGCGAAGACTATTTCCTCTATAAAAAATACATTAATTTAGCAGAAAAATATAAGCAGAAACTTAAAGCACGATACCGAAATTTTATGGAAAATGAAGAGCCCCAACTCCAACGCCGAAATATCCAAGAGAATTTTGGGAATATGTCATCCACCGGTTCGGGAATCTACTCAATGAAAGAAGTTTTTATAATAATAATCATCGGAATTTTTATTATATTAGCGCTCGACATTTTCGTTAAAATGGGCGAACGAATGAAGAAATAAAAAATAAATTTACGACGCATATTTCGTCTTATAGAGCAATCCTCCACATACAAGAATGAACGCAATTATTATAAATATCCACATATTCTTTTGGTCCTCTTGTATCCGTTTTTTATCATACGGAGGCAATGGGATAACAATTGTTTTCGGTTTTTTTCTGGAAACAACTGTCAAATCACGTCCATTTTCATCCTCATTTTTTACAAATTGAGTCCTTGATGTTGGCATATAAGCAGACTGTGGTCTCATATTTGGCATAATATTACCTTCCTGAACATTTCTCTCTCCTAAATTATTATTTAAAAGCGGGTTTCTTGATACATATGTATCCGTGGATGAACCCCACACATCAGGACCAAAGTTAACATGTCCAGCACTACCACCCTCGCTTACACCATTAAATAAAGAACTATCACGAGTAGTCATATCAATAGTCGCAGTAGAATCACTTTTCCAAGTGTAAGTGCTATTTCCAAATTCCCCTCCAGAATTAGACATCGGAACAATAGCCTGATTATCTAAATTACCACCTACCTGAGTTAAACTTGAAAAATGCTCTAAATCACAAGCGCTACCCAAAGAAAATATCGTCATTAATCTATATATAGATTAATTTTCATTGCTCAATTTACATTCCATAATATTTTGGAATATTCCACACTACCATAAAAAATTATTGATTTACTAAGTCAAACTATCATATTTTGCGTAGTAGCTCACAATCCATAAATATCATGGTAGTTGGAATGAGTAAGAATTTAGGAGCAAATGCGCAAGGATATAAAAAAAACATTCTAATACTATAATAATGTTTAAATGTTCAATATGTAAAAAAACCTTCGACCGTAAATTCAATTACGACCGTCATATTACAAGTAAGCACAATTGTGTATATAAAGAAGATGATGATGACCCCAACGAAGAAGAACAAGTCCGTGTTAATCTACTGGAATGCGAACACTGTAAAAAGACATATTCCACAAAATTCAACCTCAATAAACATATCAAGAAATGTAGTATTTTATCAAAAAAGAATGAAGTCATTGAGCAAAAGGAGGCCCTCTATAAAGAAAGAATCTCTCATTTGGAGAATCAGGTCCTTGAACTAACTAAGAAAATCGGGAATACATATAGTTATCAAATTAATCAACATTTGGACCAAAGTGTTCATCAACAAAATATACAAATTAATGCATACGGAAATGAAAATCTCAACTATATAACACCTAATCAAATTGAGAAGCTAATAAGCCACCCATCAACATGTCTCCCAGAATTCATTAAAATGGTCCATTATCACGAGGAACATCCTGAGAATCATAATGTCGTAAATATCAAAGAGAATATTATAAAGACACTGAAAAATAAGAACAGCTGGAAAATGTTGGACTTCGAGAGCTTCGTTGAAAAATTCGCAATAGAAAAATACGACCAGCTATGCGATTTATATAACTCCGATGAAATTAATATCGATGATGTTATCCGTGAAAAATTCGAGGGTTGGGCAGACCAATTTGATTACACGGAATCGAACACCCGTAAAAAGGCGGAAGAGGACGCAAAATTAGCTATTATTCTTGGTAGCCAATGGTTAAGCGATAAGAAAATTACGAAAAGGGGCCTCAAAAGAATATTAGATGGGGAAATGATGCTTCCAGAGGAAGATATGGAAGAAATCGAACGAATCAAGAAGATGGTTGGTTGGGGAATTAACTCGAAGAGTAAAATAAAGAATTAGACTGCTTACAATAGCTTACTATATTGTGCGATTCCTTGAAGCAATGAGTCCGCTAGATCATCCTTCTTCGGATGAGAGAGGAAAAACCTCTTCCACTCATCCATCTCATCCAAAACGCAACTCACAATAAAAATAGAATCATTCTTTCTCTTTTTATAGGCTTTGTATTCAGAGAGTGGTTCCTCCTTTTGCTCCTGAGCCGGTTCTTCATTCGTAATCTTCTTATTCTTCTTTAAAATATCCTCTACTATATTCGTCGGATTGAGTTTTTTCGTAGCTGAGAAGAAGGCGACCTGACTCAAATCGCTCAAACGCCCATTTTTACCTCCGATGAAGAAAAAGCTATAAATGAACATCTGAATTGATTTCATTCGTGGATTCTTTAATGCTGGTTGGTTCTCAATCACGACCTCATTGATATCCTCTATCTTAATCGCATTCAGACCATCATATAGATTCGTATATAATTTAGTGTCATCACTCTTCATATAATCGCATATTTTAGTCAGTTGTTCGGTCGTCTTCTTCGCGCATTTATTACAATATCCGAATATACGAATGACCGACTCGCTTATTTTTGTGTGGAATTTGCGAGATTTCTCACCGCAGGCGCAACTCAAATCGCGTAACTCATACGGGTAATACTCAAACTCCGTGGATGTCCCTTGTTTTTTATCATAATTCTTGGAATGGATACGACACAACTCCTTTCGGGCGCCGTCTTTTATTATCCATGAGTTCGAGCAATTTCCGCAAACGGCGCCACTCCTAACTTCGGCCATACATCGTTTTTCATTGTGGTCGGGAATCCACGGGTCGGACTTCAAATTAATGAGGCCCCACTCCTCTATTCTAACAATAGTTTTGGTTTCTGTTGAGAACTCGATTTTACAGTAGGCAAGATTCTTTATACCGACGTCGAAAGATAAGACTTTATACGTAGATTCTGTCATATATTACTATAACGACTATTTTTTAACTTAAAAAAACGCGCATTATTTATAATATAATATGTCAAATTATTATTTCAGACGGGCGTCAGACCTCAAAACTGATCAATTAGTCGATATTGTTATGGATATCGATAATGGCCACTACGATGAAACAGTTGATGAAAATGACTGGTATGATAAAATTCGTCGATTCCGGACGGAAATAATAGAGGTATTACTAAAAAGGTATCAAGCCCATTATTTATATAATAATAAGGCGGATAATGAATTAAATCGGGCTTACAGGATGTATTTGCGACACTACATGTAAAAAATGATTTAAAATTATCTATTTTTATATAATATAAAAAATGAGTATGACTGGACTTCAAAGACAAGAAGAACTCGTATATGGAGGAAAATCAAAAAAATTTCCACCAAGCAACCTGATAATGTGGGCAGAATTATATCCAAATGAAAAGCAAACATGGGCGCATCGGTTCGGTTTTAGAAAGAATTATGAAATTTCATACACTGGATTGATGATAAAAGAAGCATACGAAGGAGTTGAAGCTATCGCACAAGAGAGAAATATTCCAGTTAAAACAATATGGGAAGAACTTGCGCAATATGAACCAAAAAATGGGTTCATGTTTGATTCTGACATTGAATCTCCTTATCAAAAATTGGACAAATACACTACATTGGCGGATAGCGGTTCCGCATATGCTGGAACAATGAGAACAATCCAGTGGATTTCACAAAATGGAGTCGATTCAAAATATATCGCGGAAGATGAAAATGATTTAATATCTGAATTATTCACAAATGAGGATATGGTTCGAGTGTCAATCGTTTCACTCACATTTCTCGCATTTATTGGAAAAATCACATATGATGAATATACCAAGTAAAAGCTAAGGAAAAATTGAATATTTAAAATTATAAAAATTAAATATGTAAAATATCTAAAATGGTCAAAGTAGTCATCAAAAAAAAATCTTCAACAAAAAGAACAGATTCTTCCTCAAAACCGGAAGATGATATTTTAAGTAGATTATCTTCGTTGAAAATGTCTGTCGGAAGCGGAGCCGTTATTTACGCTCGTGAGAGCGATCGAATGAAGCATAGTCTTGAAGACCAAGTTCAAAAAGCAAAAGAATATGCGAAGGTAAACGGATTCAAAGTTGTAGCTATTATCAATGAAACTTGCTCCGGCAAGGATATTGTAAAACAGATGAAACTTATGAATGCGCTTCTTGAAAACAAAGACACTCATTTCATTTTTTCACATACGGACCGCATCACACGCGACTTTCAAGGATTTTGCTCCCATTTCATCAATTGCTGTAATGTGAATCGCAATACGATTCACATTGTTAATGAGGAATTAGTTTCATCTATTCCGCTACATTTCAAGAAGATTGTTTGCGGGATTATTGATGCGGAGGAGGAGAGGAAAACTATTAGTCGTCGCATCAAGTCGTCGGTCGCTTTCAGAAAAAGAAACGGTATTTACAAGCCACCTGTCCCAAAATATGGACGGATGTATGTCCGAGACCGAGAAGGACGAATTACGAAAGTGGTTCAACGTGAGGAAGAAATGGATACGATTCGATTAGTTAATTTGATGTATTTCGGAGGGAAGTGTGATGAAATTGAGGGACTTCTCAAAAAAATTACGAAGAATCCAAAACACAAAATTTACAATTACGAAGATGAAGACAATGAAGTTCGCGAAATTAAACGCGGGAACATGACTTCAACGACAATCGCAGAATTTCTCAATCACATCCGGCTTTACAAAAGGAACCGTGAGTGGTCTGGGGCATCTGTTTTGAGTTGTTTAGAATAAGAATTACTTAGAAATTTTAGGATAAAAAAATAATTATTTTATAAATGAAAAACATCTGCCATAAATTTTTTATAAGTCTCTTTTATTTTCCTAACTACATCTGGTTTCTTTCTTTCAAAGAAACTGACTTGTATCCCTCCGAAACGCCCCATCTTCTTCATTTTGGGCGCCTGTTTCTCAATGAAACTCCAATAAAGTGAATCCCATATACTGCACCACTCCCCCTTTTTATAATCACTCTTCCGAACCATTTCGTAATTTGAAGAAGAAATATACGCTTTCGTCGTCGTCAAGCCCCCATCAGAATACAGAGCCATTGAATAAACATTGTTTATCATTACCCAATCATATGAATCAACTGCAAATTCCATGAACCACGCATACACATCATCAGGATGTATCCCCATTAAATTCATTAAACATCCAATAATCATTAAGCGTTCGATATGATGGAGATATCCAGTATCAAATGCCTTTTTAATAGTCGCATCCATAATAGATAAGCCAACTGTCCCATCATAAAAGCGCTGATTCAACCTATTTTCCGCCTTAAAATAGTTCGTAGTTGTCATTTCTTTGTAGATATGAATGTAAGTATAACGACTAAACTCACGCCATCCGATAACCTGTCGAATAAACCCCTCAATATTATTTATAGTAATCCCCTTCCCTTTTTCTAAAATCCTCTGGACCACATATTTCGGGTCAAGTAGCCCGATATTTAATGAGGCGCTTATCCCCGAGTGGAAAAGGAACGCATTTTTATATTTGGGGTCCGGCTCCACAATGGCGTCTTCATATGTCCCAAAACTCTTCAAGCGCTCATTTATAAAAGTGTCCAACCACTTTTTGGCGTCCGCGAATGTTATTGGACACCAAAAACCCTGACATGTCCCATAATTGTGCGGGAATTCTTTTTCCATAATTGCGATAGCCTTTTTAACATAGTCGGACTCCTTAGGAAAAACAACATCCGGAATAGTTGTCCCTTTTGGAATTGGCTTACGATTTTCAGCGTCATATGATAATTTACTCCCTGATAAAATATGTAGGCGGTCCCTCTGCCATTTGTAGAAGCTCGTTTGGAAAAAAGGCTTCTTTTTGCTTTTTACGGATGCGTAATATTCGCGCAATTCGGCATCTGACGTTATAAAATTCGGAGTTTCGATGACCTCAAATGCCCTCTTATTTTTCTTACAGTGGGTTTCGATTTGATGAAATAGGAAATGGTCAACTGGATTGTAAAAGGCGATATCACCATCGATTTCTTTGATAAAATCAAACGCCCCCCGATTTTTTTCTGGAATCGATGCGATTTTTATGTGGTTTATCGACTTTTTTAAAGATTTCGTCAGATAATCACAGTAATTCATCATCGACGCCAAATGAAGGATGATCTTCTTTTTATTGAATATGAGCTTATTTTCTCGATAACCGAAAAATACAGGATGTTCAATCAAGTATATATTTTTGTATTTTTTTAATGGGGATATATCTTCAAATAACTGATGTGGAAATATAATAAAATTAGTCATTATTTTATTATGAGAAATTTACAATTCTAATATATATTGAAATAATATAAATTCAAATAAGAAAAATTCATTTATATTTGATAAAAATTTATATGAATTATTATTTGATTGATTTGGTAAATTTTTTTGAAGAGATGTTCTAAAACTATAATTTCGCAATATATTTTGAGCAGTTTTTCGATTGTTTCTATTCATTTTATTATGAGATTTATCATTTACTGAGCGCATCCGCAATTCTCTTGAAATTGTTCCACGAATCTTATTATTTGAATTACCAATATATCTATTTTTTCTTGGAAGTTTTTCTAATAACTGAGGCTCTAAATGTAATATCGAGACCTTTTCATTCTTATACATATCAAATAAATTTATCCCAAGTATTTTTGATACTTCTTTTATAAATATATTATATAAAATGATAAAATGATGTTTTACATCTTCATGTATTTCAAGTGAAAGAATATATTTTTTTATTTTTGAACCATCATGTAATTGTAAATGAATATGTAATAATAACAAACGCAATTCATTTCTTTTTTCAAATGAGTAAAAAGGACTATTTAATAAATTAAAAAAATAAGTATAAATAATCATATATACAATTTGAATAAAATTCTTTATGTGATATTTCACCACTAAGTTTTGAATGAGTAAAATCAATGTAATACATTCGTTCTCCTTTTAATAATATATTACCAACATGTAAATCACAATGACAAATCCCATTTATATGAAATAATAAAATATTTTGAAATAATACTTCAAATAACCATGGAATTTATAATAACCAATGTGAATTTGATTGTAATATATCATATAAAGATTCTCCGCATTTTTCTAATACAATTATTTTATCATCACAATATACAAAACATGTAATTTCTTTTAATTCTGGAATTTGAGTAATAAATTGATACATTTCACATTCAGACCTTATTTTATTTTTTTTATTAGTTTTATATATATATTTTTTTGATGCATATAATGTTGATGTATCACCATGTGTTTCATTATTGAAAGTATTTTTAAATTTTTCTCTTATTACTTCAATATAAGCAGATATATTATTTACATTATTTGATTGATTTGTATCAATATCTATATTTGATGGTTTCTTATTTCTATAAGATTGTTTTTTATTATCCATTATAATAAAATTGATTTTATTTTTTTGTATTTGTATAATATAAATAAATGACATCAACATCAACATCAACATCAACATCAAAATATGATAAGATTCTTCTAAATCATCGTAAGACAATAGTTCAACCAATCGAACCATATATTACAAATATCGAACATACAGAATTTTTTCTTGGATTAGAATCTATTGTGAACACAACACTAGAAAATCTCATCGCGTTTTTCAAAGAAAATAAACACGAACTTAACATTCCACAGCTGGACACTTATAAAAATTACGATATTATTTATCGAAATAATACATCGGAAGATAGATATGAAATGAAATGGCACTATGATAATAAAAAACTCATAAAACACAAGATATCTGATTTACAAAACATCCACAGTATTCAAGTCATTCACATGGATGATAAATATATTTATGGATTATATACGAACAAACCGGTCAAATATACAATCATTATATATTTAGATACATATCGCGAAGATTTTACTGGGGGTGAATTCCATTTTTATGATAAAACTATATACCCAAGGCGAGGAACACTATTATTTTTCACGGCAGATGAATTACATAAAGTGTCGCTTCTCAAAAGTGGAAGACGACGCGCGGTCATTGTGAAAATATATTAAATCTAATTATTTTTTTCGAAAATTAAAAATTGTTTATTAGTAAATGTATGGTAGTGGGAGATAGTCAGAAATATCTTGGTGGAAAACTTATTGTGGATGAACTTCTTGATAGCAGTGATTTTGTTGAACTTGCTCAAAATTTAATTTTGACAAAAAGAGGTTCATCTGAGTATAACTCATTATATACACAATTAGATACGGTTGTTAAAGGAATTACGTCTAAACGAACAATTGTTGTAAAATCGGATGGTTCCTTTTATTATGATAGTAGTTTGTCTTCTTCTCAGGCGATTTTAGTTGAAAATCATAATTCTCGTCCAGAAGTTATGGCGAGTGTTAATTTCCTATGGGGAAATCCGATGATTAACAAAACCGCATTCCCTATTACAAATATTTACCCTCTTGAACTCGGACCAACAATTGCGGAAGGTTATGGTCTTGCTAATAGATTGAGTTCAACAAGTGGTCTTTTTGAATACAATGTAGCAAAAACAAATAGTGATACTGTTTCCCCTTTAAATGCGAAAGTATTTACAGTTCGTGTTTCAGTTTCATAAAATAACTTTTTTTGAAAAAAAGTTAAATCCAAAAACATTTGATAAAAAGTTAGTAATATTTTTATCAAATAAAATCGCAAAATTTATGAAAAATACAATTTAAATTCATAATGACCACCATCATATTCAAATGTAGTCGTCCCAATGAATCCACCAATCGCGCCCTCGAAAACCTTACATAATACAACTCCCAAAAATTCTGCAATTTCTCCCTCTTTCTCTTCAACCAACTCAATATTTCCCAAATTCTTATATATTATAATTACCCTATCAGTCGGCACCAATTCCTTCTCCTTCCGGAAGTTCATAATATGACGCGTTATCATCTTCATCCAATAAATCCCATCTAACTCTTCATTCCAAGTCAAATCACTAACAATAATTATCCCACTCTGCTCATAAAATTGGACATATTCTCCTTCCCCAACTTTCGCCTGATTAACCTTCGCGACAATCCGGACATCATCTTCACCAAAACGGACCCCTTCAATAAAGAAGCTCCGCTCTCTAATATAAAGCTCCAAATTCTCATCCGTCATATACTCCGCAATCTTCTTTTTCATCTCTTTCGCCCTTTCTTTGAACCGTTTCCCAAAGTTAGCCATAACAATTTCATACCCATATTTTATCATCGATAAATACTCGCTTGTCATATCAATGTTCACCACATTAAACTCCTTCTGAAAAATGTCTTGTAATTCCTCAATAATAGGAACTAACCGCCAATTTTTAACGTATATCTTCTGTTTGCAAACGGGCTTCTTCGCGCTTTTTAGAACTTTGCTTCGGAGTTCTCCACGGGCCTCTATCAGTGTCTCAATAAATTCAAAACCTTCTTGTCCCAAATAGGTCGAAGCAATATCTAATTTTTTCGGTAATCTCTTCAAATGGACGGATTCAAATTTATATACGTTTCCGCTTAGACCGCACTTCAAAAGGGCCAACTCCTTCCAAAAATACTCGGCCATAAATGGAGCAAATGGTGCAATCATCAAAGAATACATGCGAAATACATAATATAATACGTTTAAGCTCTCCAAAGCATCAATTTGCGTAATCATCGACTTCAACCGCATCTTATTCATATTCAAGTATGTTTTGCTCAACTGATTAATAAATCCAACCATATTGCGAACAATTGGGAACAAATTATAGGCCTCCATCTCCCGATGAATTACCATAATAAAATCGCTCAAATATTTAAGAAGCATCAAGTCCATCAGATTAGATGTGTGTGGGACTCCCTCAAAGAAATGAAATTTCTCCCCATATTTCTGCGCATATAAAGGAATCATCTGTTTCAGAAAAATGAGAGTGTTATGCGAATAAATATGGAGGCTCTGAGTAATCAACTTGATTCCTTCCTCCTTAAATTTCATCGACTCTCCGCGAACAACACCATTGCTTATTAAATAAAGGCGCAACGCATCAGCCCCATGTCTATCAATAATCACATTTGGGTCCTCAAAATTCTTTTTAGATTTGCTCATTTTCTCACCATCCTCCGCCAATACCAGCCCATTCACGATGACATTTTTATAAGGAGAATGTCCCGTTAAAGCAACCCCCAAGACCATCAACGTATAAAACCAGCCTCGCGTTTGGTCAAGACCTTCCGCAATAAAATCGGCGGGGTATTTCTCATTAATAAATGGAACGCTCCCACTCTCGAACCAGCAGTCGAATACTTCCTCAATTCGGCGATACACTTTCCCATTCCGGCAAATTTCAATCCCATCCACGTGATGACGATGAATGTCAGTTATCGGACCATCGCACTCCCACTGTAATTCTTCGACGGACCCAATACAAATAATGTCGCCATCATCAGATTTCCAGAGAGGAATAGGCGTCCCCCAATAGCGGTTCCGACTAACACACCAGTCCCGCGCTTCTTTCAACCATATCCCGAAGCGCCCATCTTTTATATGGTTCGGCATCCAATTCGTCTCCGCCTCATTAACAGCGACCATCTTATCCCGAATTTTTTCAACATTAATAAAAATACAGGGGACAATACGATACATCAGGGGTGTGTCGCTCCTCCAACAATATGGATAATCATGATTCTCATACGTCAGCCTGAAAATAACAGGCTCCAGTTTCTTTAAAACAATTTTGTCCGCATCCTTAAAATAGACCCCACTCAAAAAGGGGACATCATCTGTCATATATCCATTCGCATCAAACGGACACATCGGTAATCTCGTCTTCTCAATGACCGCATTCTCTAAACAGACGCGGTAATCATCCTCACCAAAAGCAGGGGCCAAATGAACAATACCAGTCCCTGATGAATTATCCACGAAACGATCAGCAACAATGCAAAACTGATGGCCTGTAATGATATCTGGGAATGGAGGAACATATTCAGTCCCTACTAAATCGATACCTCTAATTATATTAACGGGCTCTCCCTCAATCCCGAACTTTCCTGCAAGTTCGACTAAGATGATAACTAACTCTCCATCGCGCTCATACACTCCATAATCTAAATCCGGATTTACACAGACCGCCATATTACACGGAAGGGTCCATGGCGTCGTAGTCCAAACAAGGAGAGACGTTTGTAATTGAGAGCCCCATACTTTGAACCTGAGGACGACGGATGGGTCGCGAACACTCTTGTAGTTCGACTTCGCCTCAAAGTTGGATAGGGGAGTCGCGCAACCACAACTGTATGGCATAACCTTAACTCCCTCATATACGAGCCCGAGGGCCCATAATTTTGCAAAAACTGTCCAAACTTTGTTCATAAAATCAAGGTCCATCGTCTTATAATCATTCTCCATATCCACCCATCGGCCAACGCGGTCAATTGTGTATTTCCAATCGGACGAGCATTTCATAACAATCTTTCGACACTCCTCATTATAATTGGCGATTCCAAATTTTAGGACTTCTTCTTTCGTTTTAATACCCAACTTTTTCTCAATTTCGAACTCTATGGGAAGCCCATGGCAATTATGAACAACAATTCCATTCGCGATAAAATTGTGCGTTTCTTCTACGGCTATATCATAGACTCGATGTAGTCCGACACTATCTTTACGAACAACTCGGGTCTGTGTTACCAACGGCTTCACGTCATATCTGTATCCCACCAATAGGCAAAAATTGCTCAAATAGGGGGATTCTTTGTCTCTATTCAAAAATAGGGATGAATCACAAACTCCATGTAATATTGTATTGACGACATCCACGTGATTCTCATTAAAATTTGAATATAACCCACAAAAGAATCCCGCAAAAAATTCATATCGCAAGAATAGAGGGGTTTCCACATTCGATACAACAGCTGGAATAATTTTATCAATTCCCATTTGAATAAATGATGCAGTTAGAACATGTGGGATTTCAACCATATATTTTAAAAAAGTGGGTTCATATTTTATAGAGACTTCATCATTCGTAAATAGGGCGATATCTCTTAAAAATAAATTCGGAACTTCGCGGAATAGAACGTGAATTTTGTTATTATTTGCGAACCCATTTCCACAAACATAACCGAATAAACGGAAGTAGGCCAAACAATTCATTTTATTGTTCAAACTGCTACAAGATAACACGAATGCATTTGTCTGAATAGTCCAATTATACGTATTCATATAATAATATGGAACTGGATTTACTGGCGTTGCATATAGTATCTCATCTTGAATTTCCCCCGCTTTCATCCAACCATAATCCGTATATAAACGATGGTCTGGTGTGCAAACGAGGGATGTATTATTATCGAAAAAGAGCTCAATACATTCGCGGTCGCCTTTACAAATGAAATTTGATGATATGCGATTGGTTATCGTTTTATCTGAAATTGAGCATGTTTCGACTGAACCAGAATATTCGAAGAGGTCTTCAATAAATAGGCCGGTTCCATTCTCCAAATTAATGACGGTCCCCTCGGCGATACAATCCCATCCCCATCTTCGGGGGACATTATATCCAGTCATCGCCCAATAGCGGGGAAATATGTCTTTGATTGTGCTCGCGACAATATGACCATAATGGGGATTACCAGTGCAAAAGGGGGGACCATCATAAAATACTTTTGTTGGATTATCTTTATTCTTTTCTAACTGCTTCTTGAATGTATCATCTTTCTTCCATTCTTCGAGGATTGCTGTTTCTATTTTGGTGTTGTTCATTTCGTTGTTTATGAATAATAGTCAGAATTCTTTAAGTTATAATAGTATAAAGAATTCTGACTATAATTTTATATGGAAAAAGTATGTCGCGATTTTATGAACCACAAGTGTTCTCGTAATCCGTGTAATTACATCCATGACAAGAATCTTTGTTATGGATTTTGGAAGGGCGGTGCCTGTAAGTGGGGCGCCGATTGTAAAAAGAATCATTTCGTTAGTGGAGAAGTCGGGAATCACACTGCTCATAAAAAGAACACGACTGAATTCGAGCCTAACTATGAGCCATGTGATATGAGAGTAATAGTTGATACAAGTCAAACTAAATTTAGCAAGGATATTCAGACGCGGGATGTAGTATTGATTCCGGATTTTATTCAAGTGCCGATGATATATGAAAAATTGGTCGATGAAATGGTCAAATGCGGGGGAGAAATATTCAAGCTGTGGCATGGGGATACGCATCTCATCGCCGATGATAAGACAAACTGGAAGCAGAAATGTCCAACATTTAATATGGTTATAAACAGGATAGCAACATATTTTGATATGGATATTAAGGCGACTCGTTGTAATTGGTATCAAGATAGCTCGGACTGGAAGCCGTTCCATCACGACGCGAGTGCAGTCAAAGAGGATAAAGCAAAAGTCCAAAACATGACAGTTGGCGTAAGTTTTGGGAAGACACGGGAAATCGCTTTCCAAGAGAATAATAGTAAGAGAACGGTAGCGTTTCCTTGTCCAAATGGTAGCGCTTACGCTTTTTGTAGAGATATAAATGTCAACTGGAAACACGGAATATTACCAATTCATCCGGATAACTTCTCGCAGGAAGGACGTATATCAATTATTGCGTGGGGATGGAAACATCAGCTTGATGTATAAAATAGATTTTATTTTTTCAAAAATACTTTTTGTATTTTTTATCAATATCAACCACGATTTTATGTAATACTTTGAATACATCAATATACGTTGTAATAAATTTAACAAAAGGTTCAATTTGAACTTGTGGAATTTTCGCATTTGGTTTAAGTTTATAACCTTTTGATATTGCCTTATGACCATTTATAAATATCTCTAAACTTTTTATTAATTTGCTAAGTTCTGGAATGTTCTTCTTCATATTACAGTTTTTTTTCATACAATCAATAGACTTCTTACTAAAAAAGCGCTTTGAGAATTGCTTATAAACTTCCATCGTTTTTTCGATAAGTTGGGGAGATATCTTCTGACTGAGACGCATTTTTTTACCAATATTATCATCGAGTAGTTTTATAAATTGTAATACGTAGATTATAGAGTCGGATATACAATTATATTGAATACCGCATTTTATCATAGGTGGTGGTAAAATATCATCTGTTTTCATTTATTATATTATTATATTATAATTTTGCCATTTGGCAAAAAACGTTTTCCCAAAAAAATGGGATGATTGAGACCTCAGAGCTCAGAACTTGGTCGGTAGGAAGTTCGCGAGATGGTGTATTCTCCATCTCCACACTCGATGATAACCTTCTTCTCAGCGAGGAAGTCAATGACTGAACCACCTGAGATCGCAGACTTGATACCCTGATAAGCAGCAAAAGCCGGTCCTGAGATTACGGTTTCGCATCCGAGATTTGACCTTTGGATCTTTGAGGAATTAAACTGCATCCTCATATGTCCTCTGAACTCTTCGACAAGCCCATCCAGGTCTGTTTTCATTTCACCTGCGGTCTGCGCTGATTTCTCAATGATCTTCTTGCAGGGAGCAGCACATCCTCCACGAGCAACATGTTGTTTCAAACCGATCGGCTTAAACTCAACCTCGGGAACTTCAAACTCTTCATCCTCAGATTCTTCATCATCAGACTCTTCATCATCAGACTCTTCATCCTCAGATGAAACCGTTTCGGGTTTGGGTCCTTTTTTACGACGGTCTTGTTTCTTGTCATCGGAACAAACACGTCCATTCGCTTTGTTCATGAGAAACCTCGCAAACACCTGCATCGCATTTTTCTCTGTTGAAAGAGCTTGTTCCATGGTGAAGCCGTTTTCGGTATTCTTCTTGTTGTAAGTTTCCAACATGTGTTCGAGCCACTTAAACATCGCAACTACGTATGCGTGGAAATCGTAATCGCGGGGGAAACGATCTACATGCTTGGGAAACTCAACCTTGTTGAGTGACCAATCCCGTATTTGGAACAAGCCATTTTTACCGAGAGCAATAATGATTGCTCGGGCGACCGCATATTCTTGGAGGACTAACGAGAACCCTTCGCGATAATACGATGATGTACTTGCGGTTAGGAACGTGAACGGTCTGGGAATCTTTTTCTCGGTGGATTCCTTCTCGGCGGATGCCTTCCCGGAGGATGCTTTCTTGGAGGATGCTTTCTCGGTGGATTCCTTCTCGGCGGATTCCTTCTCGGCGGATGCCTTAAAGGCTTGTGCAGAAGATGATAATGACTTCCATATCTCTGAGAATTGGTGTAAGAATCCCCATATATTGCCCGAGGGATGAGACTCTAGAAGAGCATTGAACGCCATTGTGTCAGGATGAATGACACGTCCAAGCTTTTCCAATTCTCCTTTTGCTTCTTCGAGAAGCTTCACGCAAGAGCCTTGATCGTCCTCGTTCAAGATTTGATCGAGTTCATGAATTCGGTCCTCCAAACGAGAAATGAGAGACTCGGCAGATTTAACACGTGTTTGGTCCTTTATTTCATGAGCTTCTTTCCGCAAGTCTACCAGCGATTCGCGGTTGCTTTCTCTTTCATGACTAGCTTTTTTGACTTTCTCAGTCAAGGTCCGGACTTCCTTTAGCAATCTGAGTTCATTTTCTAAAACTGGATCAGTTTGAACCTGATATTCAAAAACGGTAGTGACCCGATTCACTTTCGGTTTCAATTCTTTTTTCTGCGCCGGTTTTTGGGACCAAAACCGGCGCAGTTCCATATCGAGAGAATCGTCTTTACCAGTTACCTCGCGAAATGTGCTGGGTAACATCTCCAGATTTGATTCCATACGATGTGGTTTAACCGTGACTTCGCGTTTCAATTGTGCTGGTGCTGGTGCTGGTGCTGGTGCTGGTGCCGAGTTTTTAACTTCGTCGTCTTGTTCAGAATCCGAAGAATCTGTAATAACGACGATTTTCACCGGCTTCTGTATTTTGTCTTCGGCTCCTCCTCCGGCTTTTTGGGCTTGGGAATCGGCAGCTTCGGCTCCTTCTCTGGCCTTGGAGGTTTTGAGCTTGGGCTTGGTAGCTTCGGCTTTTCCTCCTCCTCCGGTGGCCTTTTGGGCTTGGGAATCGGCAGCTTCGGCTCCTTCTCCGGCCTTGGAGATTTTGAGCTTGGGCTTGGTAGCTTCGGCTTTTCCTCCTCCTCCGGTGGCCTTTTGGGCTTGGGAATCGGCAGCTTTGGGCTTGGTGGCTTCGGCTCCTTCTCCGGTCTTGGAGATTTTGAGCTTGGGCTTGGTAGCTTCGGCTTTTCCTCCTCCTCCGGTGATGACCGGAGCTAATGCTGCAGCAACTGCAGCAGCGACAGCAGACGCAATCGCTGTCATATCCATTGGGGGTTTGGGTTGGTGTGTCTTCTTTAAGTTAGACATTGGTGTGTTTGGCTTTGGTGCGCAAATTCATAAAAATTTTGAACGATTTTACCATCAATTTTTAAATAATAACATAATATTTCCAATAACGCATCCTAAAACTCTTCTTATAACTCCCCGTATCAAATTGTAAAAATTGATTTTTTATCTGACCGATAATCATTTAAAATAAAATGAAGCGCTATTTAATTGACCACCAAGTGAATAAAGAAGAAGGCCCAACCCACACATCTATGATGGGCGGTTTATATAAAATTAAACCGTCCGAACGCGATAAGTTTTGGTCCGTCTATTTCACTCACACAATGACAGAGGGAAATGATTCATTCCTAACAGAGAGGCACCCCGAGAAATTTTCAAAAGTGTTCGTAGATATTGATTTACGACACGATTCCGAAAGATACGATTCCCGCCAGTATGACGATGATTTCCTCACTCGCGTATTACAAACTTATTACGCCGGATTTCAGGAATTGTTCGGTAATACTCTCCAACAGAAAGAATCATACGCCTACGTTCTCGAAAAGGACCACCCCGACCTCGATGAGAAACGGAACGTTCTGAAAGACGGGATTCACATAATGTTCCCGTTCATCTGTATCAAATACAGCGCCCAGCACTGGCTCCGGAAGTTCGTCGTTGATAAAATGAGCGAAGACCCCATTTTGGCAACATCCACTTCATCTATCCAGAGTATTATTGATGAGGCTGTTGTCGAGCGTAATAATATTATTATGTTCGGGAGCAAGAAATCTCCTTCGTCTCAAACCTATAAGCTTACCCGCATATTCGATATGAATATTGATGAGATGGAACTCCCAGAAATAAATGTCCAACTCCTCAAAGTTCTTTCTCTCCAAAATAATTTTACAGAGAAGGAAACCCTTATTGATTCAATTATCGAGAAAGAGAACGAAAAAAAGAAGAAAGGACTTGAAGACATTCTGGGCGAACAAAAGCCCAGCGAAGTCGAAGTCTTGATTGAAGAGCTCGTTTCCAAAAAGAGCCCAGAGTATTTGAAGGCGCTCCTCTCTTTATTGAAACCGGTCCGTGTAGAAGAATATAGCGACTGGTTCCGAGTTGGAGCAATCCTTCACAATATCGATGGCAACTTAATTACCCTATGGAAAGAATGGTCGTCTCAATCATCGAAATATGATGAGGCCCATTGTGAGCGCCTCTGGCACAAATACGCGACATATCCCAAGGAAAATCAAGCGAAAATTGGTTCCCTCCGGAGAATGGCGTGGCACGACAATCCCGAGAAGTATTTCTCGATTGTCGAGAAATATGCAGGTGAGGATGACCTGACGAATTATATTCGTCGCAGTTTCCGTAATACGCATACTGACTATGCAGAATTGGCCCATCACATCTTGTCCGAAAAATACAAGTATTCAAAGGGCGTCTGGTATCGTTATACGAACCGTTGGCAAGTATTGGATGAACCGGTCCCCCTTTTGAAGGACATAACAATTCACGTCAAGGGGGCGCTCCTCCGTTATAGCGCGATGTTGAGCACCAAAATAGCGGACACTGAGCAACAATCTGGCGATATGATTCCCGAGAGCGACCCAACAAAAGTTATGAAGATGGCGTGTGAGAAATCTATTCATACTCTCAGTAGCGCGACCTACAAGAATTCAGTCATGAATGAGTGTAAGGAAGTGTTCTACGACGAGAACTTCCATAAGGAGCTCGATATGGACAATCATTTGCTTGGCTTCAATAACGGAGTCTATGACTTGAAATCGGGCCTCTTTCGGGACCAGAAGCCAGATGACAAAATCAGTTATTCAACTGGATATGACTACTCCCCAGATGTTATACCGTCCATCCGTGATGAGATTATGGATTTGTTCCAGAAATCGCTTCCAAGCGCAGATGTTTGCGAGTTCTCCCTCCTCTTTTTGAGCTCGACGCTCATTGGAACGAACAAGAATGAACTCTTCGTCAATTTTGAGGGAACTGGTGGAAATGGTAAGGGTGTTATTACGACCCTACATGACAACTCGCTGGGGGACTATGCCGGTATTTTGGATAATTCATATATTACGAATATTAGCAACTCGCAGGAGGGCCACAATTCGAAGTTGATTAGTATCTTCAAGAAGCGGTATGTTCAGGTGAATGAACCACCCAATGAGAAGAAACTGAATATTGATTTCATTAAGGAGATTACTGGTGGAGACAAGATTCAAATTAGGAAGGCGCATTCTCCGAATCCGGAGCTGACCGATATCCCTAAATTCACGCTGGTTATGCTCTGTAATAAGATGCCCAAGATTGAGGATGTCCACGATGGCGGTTTCATCCGTCGCTATGTGGGAATTAATTTCCCGAATAGATTCGTTATGCACGAGCCGAAGAAAGTGAATGAGTTTAGGGCGGACCCGAACTTAAAGCCGAAATTGAAGGATAACATTCAATACCGCCAACAATATATGCTCATTTTGCTGGACTATGTCAAGATGTATATTGCGAACAACCAGAAGCTGGTTATTCCACCGCTGGTTTCTATTAACTCCTCGCGGATGTTGAAGAATCAGGATAGTTATAGCGAGTTTCTGGAAGAACAGATTGAGATTACTGAGAATGCTTCGGATGGAATTATCATTCGGGACCTGTTTTCGATGTTTAAGGATTACTATCAAGAACATATTAGCGGGGGTAAGCGGTCCCCAATTACGCAGACTGAATTCATTGAGAAAATGAAAACTTGCTTCGCGAACTATGAAGTCGAATTTAAGAACAATATTAAGATTGGAGGACTTTCCCGAGGAAAAGGATTCACTGGAATCCGTGTTCGGGATGAGACCGATGATTCTGAGGAGTAAGAAATCAAACCTCGGTTATTATTACAATTAAATTTATTATTATTTTATAAGATGGAATCACACATTAAAGATGAGATTACGCAATTATTGATTAAACATCGCACAGTTCAACCAGATGTGTATATGGAATATGCGAATAAGCGCCCACTTATTATACATTGCTGTCATCATAAAACAGGGACTGTTGTCATTGAGAAAATATTAAGGGCTGTATGTAATTATTTTGGGATAAAGTATCAGTATTGCGCACAAGATAAATTAGAACCAACAACAGATGTATGGGTTGAACATCATAGCCATATTGATTTTTCAAAAATAGACCGGCCAATTATTGGGACGCATATGATACGGAATCCATGCGCAATTATTGCGAGTGCGTATGAATATCACAAGAAGACGATGGAACCATGGGCGAATAAAAAAATATCGGAATACGGGAATGAAACTTATAAAAAGTTGCTTAACCGCTTGACAAAAGAGCAGGGGATAATTTTTGAAATGAAGAATAACCTTTATGTGGAGAGTAGTTTAAATACGATATCTGATATCTATAAATGGGATTATTATATGACGAACTTCTTAGAAGTGAAATATGAGGATTTAATGACGGATTTTGAGGGAGTTTTAAAGAATATGTTCAAGCATTATGGTTTCACGAAGGAGATGATTATCATTGCACTGGAATTGGCGAAGCCCCACAATATAAGAAATAAGAGTGATGATGATCTAAAACGGAATGCTCATATAACTAACAAGAATATTGACTTGGAGAAATGGCGGGAGTATTTTACAAATGAGAAAATCGTGAAGCAGTTTTTAAAAATATATCCGAAGGACCTATTTGAAAAGATTGGGTATCCACTTGATAAATTGTCGATACAATCACAATCAGATAAAGAGTCTGAAAAATTAGAGGTTGATGAAATTCTTTGAATGGCGCGTCCATTTTGATGATAGGATTATCTTTTCAATTAGAAACCAGAATGCGATTAGGACGATAATAACTGCGATTGAGAAAAGCGTGTCGTGAAATAGTGAGAAGAATAATACTGTTAAATATCCGGCTATACATATCCGACGTAAATTGATTGATGCGTCGTAATTTATAAAAGTGTATGCTGGGATATCACGGGTCAATCGTTTGATTTGGGGAAGTTTGTTTTTGTAATGGTCATATATGTATTTTGAATCTGAATATACGGTTCCTATACCTAATTTTTCAATTATTGTCTTTATTTTATTAAAATGATTATCCAAATCATTTTTTCCGACGGGGTAAATTAGCGTATCTAAGGGAATATGTGTTGTTTTAAATTTGGTTATCGTATTTGTTATAAAGAGTTTTTTCATAATTATATTGTTTAATATTTATAATTACGATATTTTACTTAGATATTATATTTTTCTTTATAAAAATATATAATAATGAATAAATATTTAGCCATATTTTTAAAAAATGCCTTATTTAGTGGAATATTGGTTGGGACTGTTATGGTTCTACTAGAAATGAAATTTTTCAAAATTGGGGGCGTTATTTATGGTGCTTTACCAATGGGTTTCACATACATTATGGCGAATTATTATTTAAAGGATATACCACGGGAAGAGAAGGTCCAAAAGTTATTACATTTTGCAAACTATACAATTGTTGGAGGAGTCATGTTCGAGGTTATAATGGCTACATATTATTATATACTAATGTATTGCGACAATTTTATATGGGCTACAATTGGATTTGTTGTATCTGCGGTTTTGAGTATTGCGCTGATTGTTTGTAACATGGACTAAGGCGCCCCTTTACCCCGCCAGCGGGGTAAAGGGGCGAACAGATAAAAAACATTAGTTTTTTATCTCTTAAGTTTAAATGACTTTTGTCATTTAAACTGAACCCCCAAACATGTATCGTTTCCCAAATATTTAATGAAATACATTACGTTTTCCAAATATTTAATGAAATAACTTGTGTTATTATTCAAATTTATAATCTTTTATTTATTTTCTATTACATAATATGTTAAAAACAATAAAATATTTATAAATAATAATAATGAAAATAATTTAAGCAAATTCTCTCCAAAAATCTTTTTTGAAATATGTAAAAAGTCTCCAATCAATCATAAAATTACTCCATGAACAACTGGACAGTATAGATTGAAATTTGGGATTTTGAAATACTTTAACAATATTTCCTGCTTCTTCATTTGAATATATTTGAATCGCCATACTATGTTCAGCCATACCATATTTACCATCCATATCCACAAGTGGATTTTTTGAATTTGATTGACCAAAAATAACTTTTGATATCCCAAAATGTCCATTCTTATTAGTATTTGAATATAAATATCGAATTCCAGTATTTGGAAATGTATGAATAATTTCATATTTAAATTCACTTGTTTTAGATTTTGATATATATTTTTTATCAGAACCATAAGATGATCGGTCATAAATTATTGGACAACGTCCATCATCACTTTTTGCAAGTATTTTATCAATTTCAGAAATATTTGAATTTGGAAGCCATGATAAACAATTCATATCAATATCATTTGTTATTCCATATTCATCAACAATAATCGCGTTTTTATATGATGGTTTTTTTTCAATTACATACCAATCATAACGCGTTCCACATTTGAATGTTTTTTGTCCATCTTTAATTCCATGAATTTCCAAATATAACATCTGATTTTGTTTCGTCATTAATTCATATAATCCAAAGAATTTTCCCTTTTCAGTATTTGGTTTTCTCCATCCAGATGGATGAACAAATAATAAATAACCATTTGGAAGCAACCAATTATTAAGAGATTTTTTTGTAAAATCCTGCCATATTGTATTTCCAGTTGCGGTATTACCACTCGCATTATATGGGGGATTTCCAATAATTGCACGAAAACCATCAATACTCCATTTTTCTTGAATATTTAATAGTAACGTATTTCCTTCATTCCAGTGTAATGAATATTCATTGTATGGATCAATCAACAACTTACAAATAAAAATGTTAGTTGGATTTATATCACTAAAATATAAACATTCTTCAACGATTACTTTATAGCGTATTTTTTCATCAGGAATCATTGAACTTAATCCAATCATAAAACGGTCAACGATATCAATTAAAAATCCTCCTTTACCGGCGCATGGTTCAAATACTCGTTTTGGAGATGTCCAAAATTCCAATGGGATTTTATCTAACATCTCTTGACGAAGTTTGTGAGGAGTAGATACTTCTGCATTTTCCTTCTTTTCTAATTCTTGTGGAATAAAATATTTATCAATTAGACTCGAAAGCTCTTTCATATTGGTAATATTTTTCATGAAAATTTCTTTGATTGTTCTTATGATTTGATTCGTCTCTGTATCATCAGCCATATAATTAATATATATACTTATGAATTTTTTAACTATAACCGAATCAATTAAATCACCCCACCAGCTTTTAGTTTGATCGATTAGAATTTGATAATGATATGGATTTGATTCAATATAATGAAACATTTCAATAAATGAAGTTCCCTCGTCATGAATTGTAAGAATACAAATCAAAGGTATAATATGTTTCAATACATCCATATAACTTATTTTTTTGTCTTGTTCCGTTTCTGAATCTGAATCCGAATTGGAACCCGAATCTTCTTCTCCAACTTTTTCAATTCCATTCTTTATTTTTTCTGAATCATAATCTAATAATTTTTGAATATCAACTTTTTGTTTTTGAGTTAGTTTTGCGTTACTACCACTAAATACTATGTTGAACATTTTCTGCTCATCTTTTGATAATAAAACCTCCTTAAATCGAAGTCTTTCAATAAAATGTTGAAGAGCTCTTTCAGTATTTGATGAATAAATGTTATATATTGTATTACAGAATTCATCTATTTTAGAAGGTCTATTACCAAATGAAGTCATCCAATCATCTCCATTCAAATTAATTATACGTTCTTGCAAAATATATCGGATCGCATCTCTTGGATGGTCGGATGGTTTGATTAAAGAAGCATATGTAATTATTGATGTTTCGATTACTCTTTGAATATTCATATCAACAACAAAGCCACATCTTTTTCCATCACCTTCCGTCATACAACGAAACATCATTTGATAAATCATATCAAAACTTGTATTATTATTCAATAATAGAACAATATCACAGTTATGAATTGAAACACCTAAGCTACATTGACGACCACTAAATACAATTACACCTTTCTTGTTGCTACGACTTGCGTAATCACGCGCTTTCTCGATTTCTTGTCTTGGATTACCAGTTGTATGACTATTAATACTAATCATATGATAATCAGGAACAACTCGAAACCGGTCTAACAGTGATATAAGTGCAGTCGATATTTTATCAACATTATTTTGAGGTAAAAAGGCCATAATTATCATTGGTTCGCTACTATCTCCAATAAATCTCGATTTTGTTAAAGGATTCTTACATACTCGTTCAATTTTTTTCATGAAAACATCTTCATCTGGAAAATCTTTGTCAGGAATTCCAAATCGATTTCTTTTTCCAAAAATTCTGTAAAAAACTTCAAGAGTTTTCTCTTCATTTTGAAATTTATCAGTATATTTTATTATCCCATCTTCGAGACATTGTTGAAGTAAAAAACACGCTTCTGTTGAATAACCATAATGATTATCAGATGTATTTTTTATTATATCAGATATAACATCTGGTTTCAATCTTTCAGTCATTATCCATAATTCCGGATATTTTGAATACTCTGCTATTATATTTTCAATTGAATAATGTCCAATAATATTTTGAATTATAGTCCCGTGTTTTTCAACCAGTCTATTCATAGAATCTGGTTTATCAATTGCCTTACATAATTGAACATCTTCCAAATCCCATAAAATCCAAGAATCCTTTTGAATTCCATAATCATTACAAGGTTTTGAATATGTTGCTGTAATTTGGATTGTAAAAACTCCGAAACCATAATAATCCAACACTTTTTTAGCAAGAGTAGTCGTTCCTCCATTATGACTTTCATCAATAAAACGAATATCAAACGCCATTTTTTTCAACCACGGAATATTCGTTATTTTTTCACCGGAATCAATTTTTGTTTGAAGAAATTGCTTCGAACAAATAATAATATTTTTATCTTTCAATACCGGCTTTTTATTTGCTCCATTTAATTGAATTATTCCAAAACCTTCTAATTGAATACAATCAAATACTTGTAATTGTTGCTCAATAGTCTCATTTGGAGCAGTTGTAATAACTAAATAATTACATTTGTCCTTATGACGACTATCTTCAATAATACATCCTCCGATAATATAATTCTTACCACTTCTTTGAATATGACCCCATAAAATACAGTCTTTTGTTTCTTTCAATTCCATTGTTTTTATTACACTCATCATTTGGTGCATTTTTAAACATAATAGCTTCTTATTTGAATTAAATATGGTTCGAATATTCAAATATTGGAATTGGAATCTAAATTGATGAAATGCCTGATTCAAATCATTCCAATCAATGATTATCACATTTGAAATCACATTTTTCAATATTATATTTGATGATTCAATACGAGATTTCATTTCTTCAAAATCACTAAGATTTCGAATTGCAATACATAATTTCATTGTATATTGTTCATCCTCATATTGCTTAAAATTCGTCAAAATTTTGTCAATATCTAATAAACCAACGTTCATTTTTGTGATGTTTTTTGATGTAGTGAGAAGCAACTCTTTTTTATTCTTTTTATGAATACCGGTAAGGTCAGAAGAATCGCCTTTATCTTTTAGATTTATTGGACAACTTCCTTCATAAAATATTTCTCTGATTTCAGTTATTGGTTTAATTGTTTTCAAATTGAAATTCCCATTACACATGTCATATTCTTTCAATTTATCAATCAAACCAAGCTTTGAAAATAATCTCAAAACAGATTCCTGTTTATCTTTTCCTTTCCAAGGCGTAGTTAACCAGATAATAAATTCATCTTGATTTAATGATTTCAATAAATCAAAAAATTGTATAAATGTTTTTATTTTTGACATTTTATATTATGACAATCATTAACAATTAAAAAATCATTTTTTATCTCTTTTACATAAAATATGTAATTTCCATTTATTTTTTCTATAAAAGAGTATGTTAAAAGAAAAATATCTAAAAAGGCCTTCTCCACCAGTTTCCGCCCAAGACCACCCAAACAAAATAATGAAAGGAAACGACGAAGATGAATATGTCTCCAAACCGAATAAAAATGGTATTTACAAATGGAATAAGCTCGTTTGGAAAAATACGGCGGAAGAATATTACATGCAGTTTCCCGAGAATTATCTGGACAAAAAATTCTATAAATATAATACGGCGCAACTACTCAAAAAGTTCAAAAAAGTCGCGTCTGAACTGAAAAAAAACAACATATTATTTATAGAAATTGGATGGAAACGTGTGTATTATTTTATTGATTACGCATGGGAAGATGCGGATAAAATAGCAAAATATAAAAAGCCTTTCATATTTTACACAAGCAACTCACTTTTTTGGTCGAAAAATAAGGGAGAAATTGATATAAAATGGGACCTTCCAAAAAAAGACTTTGAAATAGTTGATAAAATACTGAAAGATATGTTTGGAAGTAAATATAGCCGTCCTAAGAACAAAAATAAGGCAATTATAATCAAATTTTAGAATTTCTTTATTTTTGTAATTTTTACCCATCAATTTTTTCAAATTGATGGGTAAAAATTACAAAAATTATAGTATAATGATAATATCATTTGTCGATATGGAAGCAAAACCGATTCCCCAACAACCGAACCCAAACATTCTTGCGATTGTAAGATTAATCTTACTTTTTTTGGAGACTGTTTTTACCAAAGAAAAGAAATTGGAGGTAAAAAAAGCATTTACGGATTCACCTACGACCAATCCACTGTTTTTGCTATACTTCATGTATATCACACTTTTGAACATGAGGATTCCTTCCTCTGTAAAATTAATTGATACTATTTCTCAGAACAGCATTGAGGAGTGGGAAACGATCCTGTGGAAATTTTTGAATGACACACCAAGGGAACAAGGTTTCCCTTGGACAGAAGATGAAAAAGATGTATGGATCTTGATCCTGTACTTCATCTCTTACCAAGAACGAACGCGCAAACACCCTTATCTTCAAATCAAATCGAAAGATCGTTGTTATATATACGATTCTCGACTTTTTATTTTGGGATTGAAACCGTTTAAGGAGAGACTACCAATCAATGTAGTCATCTCTTTTTTAAAGACTGTTTTTACCAAAGAAAAGAAATCCGAGGTAGAAATTATTATCGAAAACAATAAATCACCTAAGACCAATCCAGTCTTTTTGCTATACTTCATGTATATTGCAGTTCTGAACAAAAATCTTTGTCGTTCAAAAAAAAAGAATGTTTTCAAAAAACTAATTACTATCATGGTCTATGGAGAAACCAAAATCGAAGTCTGGGAAACCATCCTACTCACATTCTTGAATGACACACCAAGGGAACAAGGTTTCCCTTGGACAGAGGAGGAAAAAGAGGTTTGGAGGTTTCTTCTTTTTTTTGTATCTGAACAATTTGGAGGTCGTTCTATTACAGAGAAAGAATATCATTTTATGTTGGAGAATCAAGAACGTAGAGCTGAACTTTCTCCTTGTATTCATCAATTGGGTTTGAAACCGTTTAATGAAACGGAGACATCAGTGCCTGAGAATCCATGTGCCAAGAAGCATCAAAATGCCATTTGTCAAATTTGTGATTTTCATGGCGACCCAAAGAACCCTTCAAAAACGTGCTATTGTTGTTATGAATGCAATTCAAGAACTGCAGACTGCAAGAGATGTCGCATATGCGGTCAACATGATTTGACAAAGTGCACTTGTTGTAGAATTTGCAACACATGCGCAGAAGGTTGTCGAAAGTGCACAGAATGCAATGAGCATGAATGTTCTTGCTAAAATGACGTGTTTTAGTCAATATTATAAAATTATTACTATTTTCAAATAAATTTAATCATTCAAGCCTTTTTATTCTATAATCACGAAAAACAATGATTTATTAAAAACTTATTCGTTCTCCGCATACAAGCAATAAATATCCAACTGACCCGTCCGGCCCAGCCGTTGCGCCCGTCCAACAACCTGATTCATATTATCCTGCGACATCTTGTGCATGATAATAACAACATCCGTTTTTTCCAAATTCAATCCACTACCGCAGTAGGTCGCATTTAAAAATAAGTTCTTGATATCTCCCCGATTGTATTGCTCAATCAAGTTCGTAATATGACCAATCGACCCCTTCAATGGGTATAAATCATTCCGGCCACTCTTCTTAAAAGCATCCCCAATCTGTGAGACATTTCCTTCAAATTCAGAAAAGATAAGAATCCTCTTCGTAGGTTCAATTTGTGTCCGCAATAAATGTTCCAAGTTCTCAATCTTAGTATGTTCAACAGAAATCCATTCAGTTGGCTGTTTCTTTTTGGGAACTTTGTCGCCCTTGAATTCACCGACATATAGCAATTTTTTCAAGTCGAGCGGGGCCCTACACAATGGACAAACAATTGGTAAATTGTTCTTTTCCTGATGTGAATAATGGGCCGTAATACTCTCCAAGTCAAACTTGTTATTACAGCATCCAGTAATGACCGGCTTCATAATATCAATGTGCATAATGGGGTCAATATCGCATTCACTAATGCGTTTTTGAACATCCATAATCTTTTCATTAATTTTATCAATCTTCTCTTGCGACTTCGCAATTGATTCTTCCTTCATTTGCTCAGTTGCATAAATCATTATTTTCTTCGTCTCGTGAATCAACCGCAAATTCTCCAATTCATTCTGTAAATTCTTACATAAAACTTGGATAATATTGCTTTCGCTAACGGTTGGTATTCCCAGAGTTGAGACAACGCCTTCGACATCTTCCGCCAATAACATATTACGGACTTCTTCCGTAATAATTCCCGAAAATATATTCAATAATCGAGATGTTTTACAACGAATCATGACTGTATTTGGACTCTCCAATTGGATACTTGAATCAATATATTCGTCATTATTTTTGATTACATTATGATTCAATGATGAATAATAAGACCAAGTATTAATGTAATCCTTAATGAATCCATTGTTAGAATGACGGAATAAATCATTAAGAGAAGATGAAATGAACCAGACAAAGTTAGCCTGTAATTTCATTGAGTTTGGGATATTTATTGCGTGAACTTCATCAACAAATATTCGACTCACATTTTTCCGAATTTCATTGTTCCATGTCAATGCGAAAAGATTCCAACATTTATTCGTAACCAAATATACAATATTTTCAGTTAGTTCTGTAAATAAGTGTATACGAGTCGAAACATCTGCTTCCTGTGTATACTTTTTCACTTTCTCACGAAAAATACCACATTCTTTTGTTGAATGAATTGACCAAGAGCGGAGATTAGTATGTTTTGATATATATCCACTCCATTGCGATAGCAAATTGTGTGGAATGAGAATAATATTTGCACTTACCGTATTTTGGGAAGTATTTATTTTCCGAAATGAAGAATGAGTGATAACTCCTCCGCCATATCCATTTGATATCCGATTGTAATTAATGAGCGGTTTCTTGATAATCATAGCCAATACAACAAATGATTTACCAGACCCCACTTTACAAGACAATATTCCAAATGTTGAAAAATAGTATGTCTCATTGATGAGAATTCCTTCATTTTTTTCAATCAGTAAACAATGATAAAGAGATGTTCTTTGATGATTCATTAACTGGATTTTCAATCCATCCACATTATTTTCTTTGGGATGACTATCATCCAGATTTTTCAAATCATAAAGGACTTCTTGACTATTTTCTAAATTAAATGATTCCATTTTTTATTATATAATATTCCCCTATTTTTAAATTCATTTTTTATTTTTTATAATAAATTTGTATTATTCTAATACCAATACTCAGTCCCATTGTAATCGCAACAAGCCCCTTTTTCTTTCAGTTCTTGCTTCATTTTTTGAATCATTTTTCCATGACAATCCAAGCAAATCTGGTCAGTTTCTTGCTGTAATTCGTGGATTTTCTTATTGCACTCGTAGCAATTGTTGCGTTCAGTCTTCGATTCCATCTTTGTTTATATATAAAAATATAATTTTTTTATATTCAATTTTTATCTTTTATCTTTTATTATAATTATGAGTCAGAAAAATGAAGCAGTAAAAAATATTGTTGCAGGGAGCGTCGCCGGAATAGCAGAAGCAGTAGCCACATGGCCATCAGAGAACATTAAAACACAGATGCAATTCAAAGGAAACCACTTAAATCTAAAAAATACTGCGTTTGAAATTTATAAAAAGGACGGGTTCTTTGGATTTTACAGGGGGCTAACACCGGTCCTTTTTTTTAATATCCCCAAGGTCGCAAGTCGCTTTTATGCGTATAATATATTTTCCAAGCACCTACAAGAGAAATCTTTTAACAAAGACGCAGTCTCTATCCTGTCAGGTTTATTTGCGGGTTTCGTTGAATCTACACTCATTACTGTCCCATCTGAAACAATTAAAACCAAAATGATTCGGTTCCCACATATGAAAACAATGGATGTTGTTCGGGAAAGTGGAATCAGAGGTCTCTATTTAGGATACTTTCCGACTCTATATAGACAATCATTGAATCAGGCGAGTCGATTCTATTTTTTCAATAAATACAAGGATTATATATCAAGTCGGGAAAAAATGACGAATACGCACTCATTTTGGGGAGGGGTAGGGGCCGGTATTTTTTCGGTTATAGTGTCTTCGCCAATGGACGTTCTAAAAACACAAATGCAGGAAGAATCGGCGAAACAAAAAAGCACGATGGTCCAACTTTCGAAAACGATATATAATTCTTATGGGGTATTGGGATTTTGGAGAGGGAGCTTGGCGCGATTAACACGGGTCGCTCCGGGCCAAGGAATAATGTTCCTTACGTTCGACTACATAAGCAAACTATTCTAATTATAAAATTTGCGGTTGTAATCGCAAATTCAGTTAAATGTCATTGATAAAAAAAAATGTTGAAGTTCCATTTCCATCTGATTCCAACGCTGTTTTTGAACTTCTTCATGGGTTTCTTGGTCCATTTGACTTGGACTAACACATGGTTTTCCTGAAATTTCTCGAAACTTCTTAGCATAAGATAAAATCTCTGGCATGTAAATCTCGTAAATCTCTTGTCTTTCCATTGAAAATCCAACTTTTTGAAAAAATGCAGAGAGCAATTGAATCAGATACGTCTCATCACCACTACTATATGTCATCTGGTTCACACCGGCCATGAATAAAGTGTAAAATCCTTCACACTGTTCTAAAAATGAGTCCAAAGACAACATGGAGAAGACTCGACCAGATTCGACATCCATGAAAATATGAATTCGTTTCCGATTAGCTTCAACATCTCCCAAATAACATGGAAGAAGAGCATCATTGAGATTTAGATGAACTGTTCCAGTAATATCGTGAATTGAGTAATTTGGCGTATGTAGTGTCCAATTCATTCTTGATTCTCGGAATTCTTGCCATAACTCGACCAAATATGTATAAATTTCGTGAATTCTTTCGTCAAATTTCTGAAGTTCACTTTCTTGTTCATCGCCTGACAATTCAAGAACTCTCAAATATTCCCGAAATATTTTTGAATTCAATTCATTAAAAAAAGAATCAAAAAGTGTTCCTTGAAGACCTTTTTCCCGAATACAAAACATTTGAAATTTTGAAAAAAGTTCGACTATCGGTTGTATCAGTTTCATATCAATATTTGGGTCAGTTAGAAAAAACTGCTTCATCAACATTTCTTTTAGACGTTCTGTTAATTCTGCTATTCTATGAGAATCTTCTGGACGAGATGTCTTATTTGTTTCAATCATCGTTTTTAAATGAAGATATTCATTTATCAAATCGTTTAGCTTTGCTTCTTGTGCGGAGGGGTTGTGTTGTTGTGCTTGCATTGGAGCCGGTTAAATCAATAAAAATTTAGGTTTGTATTACTATCAATTTTTATGAATATTCTAATTATAAAAATCAAAGCAAACGCTTTGATTTATTCAACAACAACTGTCGATTTACTCAGAAATCGGCACAGTAAAGACCTCACCGGATTTGCCATCCATGAAAACATGAACCTTCTTTTCTTGTGGCTTTTCTTCCTGAACCTTCTTTTCTTGTGGCTTTCCTTTTTGTTTCTTTCCTTTGGATGGTAAAGAGTCCGAAGGATCTTCTTCTATCAACACAGATGTTCCCAAGTAATATGGAAGACAGACCGACGTCGTTTCATGATATGTTTTAGATGGGATATGAAAAAATCCAGTTTCATCGTATGTCCAATTGACATCCGAATTGTGAAAACGGGTCCACTGGCGAACCAATTCCAAGCAAAGTTCCTCAATGCGGAGAATTGCAATTGCATAATTTTCTTTTCGCTTTTCCCTGTGCTCTTCTGGCGTCAATTCTTGTGATAAAGCACAAATCTGCGAATAATAATCGTGAAAGATTTCATTCAAGTTTGGAACGATGTCGAGCCCGTCAACACAAAATTTCTGAAATTGAGAAAAAACATCGGGATCAGGTTGACATTTCGTCAATTCTCCATACACTTCCCCATGCATTGAATCTTTTTTCTTTCGACTCAATGGATATAATGGATTCATGAATTGTTTGCAAATCTTTTCCACAACACCACTAACATGACTATCGACTTCTGAGCGACATTCAAGTGAATCAATGAATTTTTTGATTTGTGGATGGTTGAGTTCTTTCAAGCAGTCAAAATACTCCTCTTTTGTCAATCGATACAACTCCGAACACAGTTTGACACTTAGTGGTAGTAGTTTCTTTCCAGAATTAGTCTTTAACGGGGTTTCAGAAAAAATCAAAGAATTTCCATCAGCTCCGGTTGAAACAAACCATTTCTTTCCACCATCATCAATCCAAAGTGTTCCTTTCTCCATCTGAACTTCAAATCTTTGAGATTCTGAATTCAAGACAAATAGCTTAACATACCATGTATGAATCATTTGACCACTTTGCTCATCTCGAAAATTTTCTTCAATAACAAGCTCGGTTTCCAATGATGAAAATCGTTCTGGAAAACGTTCCTTCAAACCACAAAGAAGAAGATGAAGATACTCTCTCAATGACTTCGAAGGATGCATTGTTTTTTCTTCTCCCATAATGCTTATGAAAATACGCAGAAAATCCTTAACTACGATAAGCTCTGAAATCAGGGTAGAATTAAGAAGTCGAACGATAAAATCTTGCGCAGTCCTAATTCCATCAAGAATGATTCCTAGTTTTTTCAGAAATTCATCAAATGAACCAACATCAATTGATATCTTCCTTTCCTTAGACAGACTCAGTGAAACACCAGATATCGAGATTTTCAAGAAATGACTCAATAAAAGCCCAATAAAATATCCTAAGCAATTGGATTCATACGCCTTCTGAAAATCAGTCGCGATTTTGATTTCCAGCTCAATGTAATAGTTGGCTGGGTCTGAACCTTCCGGAAGATTGAACATTCGGATGAGTTCTTCTGGACTAACATTCAAATGTTCAGATAATATATCAAGATACAATTTGAATGTTAAATCATTTGACTTCGCTTTCGCTTGTTGAGGTTTTCCATTTTCTGGGTTAGACACTAACTGTTGAAAGCCAAGCTTAGTCAATATCACAATGATACGGTTTGCTTGTTCAACATTTGGAACATACACATCCACATCACCACGAAAAATTCCTTTTGAACAATTGATAAGATGATCAACAAATGAATCTGTTGAAACTCTGGAATTAATCAGAAGATGTTTCAGCGAATTAAAGATTGGTTCTTGTGGGATACGAACTTTCGTTCCTTCGACATTCGCGGTTTTCTGTTTCTTGGCGTCTTCAAAATAAAACCGGTCAGGATACACAGAGACAAGTTGTCTGAGTTGTTGCCTGAACTGCTCTGTTCTTTCATCATCCGCTGTTGGAACATACTTGATCTGATGGAATGAAACATTTTCAAAAGATGAACTTCCATTAGGTAATCCGAATATTTCATCAAATGTATGGACGAGAGTTCCACCAAGATAAACATTCCATTTTTCATTTTCGAAAAGGATCGTATATTGTTTCTTTTTTTCATCCGGTGTTGTATTATCACCTTTCTTGGTAATACGGTTCATTGGAACAAGTTTTCCAATACCATTTCCAATAACAGGAGTTTGTCCATCTAGTAAAACAATGGAAACCATATAAATAGTTCCATCCAAAATGGTATATGTTATTATTCCATTTTGGTTTACATTTTTTGGTTGCGCTTGCGCTTGCGCTGGGGCTGTTTGTTCTGTTTGAGACATTTTTGCCACTAAATAACCATTTTTTTACTTAATATTACTATCAATTTTTATAAATGATGCATCAATTGATACATGTTTAGATGGTCCTACTTTTTTTCCAGTTTTTCCTGACATTTGTACGAGTTTGAGGATATAATTATATAAAATTTGTTTACAGCTATTTTCAAAAAAAGTATAGTTTTTTCAAATAAAAATATAGCTTTTTTATATTTTTATATAAATTATATTATTTTATAATATAAAAATAATATATAACTTATAATATAAGATAATATTATTCATTTTTTTACGCGTTATAAATAATGAAATAAATCCTTTTTCTAATAAAAATAATATATTTTTTTTAGATATATTTTTGTATAAATTTTTTAGTATAATTATAACAATTTAATAAGTCCGATTCAGTTATTTTATTTATAATTGATTTAACTTCTTCAATTATATTATTATGTTCTAATTTTCTATATAATGTTTTTAGTTTTGAAAATATACATTCAATCGGATTAAAATCTGGGCTATATGCAGAATTAAATAATATATCTATTTTATTTTCAATACAATAATTTTTAACTATTTTTGCATGATGGATTCTTGCATTATCTTGATATATCTTTCTAAATTTGAATATTTTATTATTTTCTTTATAAAAATCTAAATATATATTCGAATCGATTGAACCTTTTATTATTTTATAAGATTCTATTTTTTTATTTGATATCGCCATTAATAATGAATATCTTTCTCTATTTTTTTGATGCTTCATTCTTTTTATCTTTTTCCCTTTTATTGAATAACCATATCTCTGTAAATCATTACAACAAAATGATGATTCATCAATATATATTGAATTATCAATATCATCAATATTTATATTTTTTGAAAATAATATACGTTCTTCATTTATTTTTTCTTCTGTTTTAAATATAATTTGATTATTTATTTTTTTGTGTGTTATATTATTATCTTGTAATACTCTACAAATTGAAGATAAAGATAATTTTTTATTTATATTATTTGATATATCAATTAAACTACAACCATTATTTTTTTCAACATAATTTATTATTTCATTTTTAAATAAATCTCTTTTTTTTATTTTTTGTATAGTTTTATATTTTTTGTTTCGTTCATCAATAAAATCTGGATACATTTTGAACCATTTATATAAGGTTTGAACATGAATATTTAATTCTTTTGATATACGATTTATATAATATCCATCAATATATTTTTTTATTGCAATATTTATAATATCTATTTGATACGTCATAATATTTATAATATTATAAATTAAAAATGATTTAAAGAAAATAATATATTAT